CAATTCTGACTTTTGTTCAATCAAATGCGCCTTGGCGTATTTGCGCCCAGATTTTATTGAGCTACGCTCAATAAAGTGAAACTTCGTTCAGTGGGGGTTTCGCCGCATAGGACTTTAATCAGTAGGAATTAGAGCCCCGAGCGAATGGAAGACAAATAGGCATTCATCCCACCACTGATAGAAATAGTAGACTTCTGCTGAATGAAGTTAAACGTTATATCATTACCATACCCTGATCTCGTCTTAACAACTCTTATGTAAACTAATTCGGACCAGCCCAACGCAGATCATTTAAAAAAGGAGTTTGCCCAGTTAATTGTCCAGTTATCTTACGAACTCGAACACGCTCCCCCTTAAGAAGTTTATCCAAATCAAAAATAACGGGTCGTTGATTCGCTCCATGACTGAACCATGCTTGTAAGGCATTAGGTTGATACAGACTTGTGTGTAGCGTACCTGACCAAACCTGATATTTATTTGAGAATACGCCATCTTGCCAATGGTTAAATGCTTGATAAGCAAATTGAGGTTTTAGTTTAGGATGCCAGTGCTGCTTAATCTGAGCCAATCGTTCCAAAGATTCATCATTACGGAAACGATTCTCTTCTTTTAAGAGTTCAAAATGGTTTGTACACATATTGGCAGGTCGAACGGCAACAGAACGTGGTGATGCCTCAACCACAACGGAAGAGCCTGTTTGGTCTATTAAAACATACGAGAAAGAAGTCCGATGCGGTATATCTCGCAGTAAATCAACCGCCTCAGTGACAGTCGCACAGCTCTCTAATATGATACGCCCAATCATGTTGCAAATAAACCCGTCTCCAGAGCCAATCCGATTCGTAAAATTATAGCCCATCGCTAAGCCACGTTCATTTAACCCATCAATCCGTCCTGTTATTTGCATCGATGCACCAATCGTAGCATAACCACCATCACTTGGGTAATAAAACAAATACCGTCCCTCATACCCGCTTGGGTGACTATCATAATTGCGAACTAAATAATCATCACCGGTCATGATCGAGCAGCCACTTTTACCAATCTCAAGATAATATCCTGCAAATTCACGGACCGCTTGGTCAAAGGACCATTCCAATGCTTCCGCAAGTCCTTCTATTTCATCACACATTCTAGGAAGATAATGTTTAAGTAGATCGATAGCACGATCAGTCTGTGTGACAAAATGATGCTTCCTTCGTGTCTGCCACTGCTTAGCCCGATTGACTAGAATTGGAGATTGTTTGAGTTTTTTTCCTTGGAATAAACCATATTGATAATGCGAGCCATAAAACTGATCAAATTCAGAAAACACACGAACCATCTCATCATCTCCTTTGCTATCCTTTAACTTTATTAGACAATGTTAGAAAACGCAATAATTTGCCCTTCCTGCTATTAAGAAAAATTTCTATCTTTTCGTTATTTTTTCCAGTATAGTTATTGACGTCTGAAAATTTTGCATATATAATAATTGAACATTGATTAAAAACGGAAGGGAGGTTACGAATATGTTGACCATTAAAATGTTACGCAAACGTAAAATTGCACAACAATTAAAGGGAATATTTGTCGTGACCTCCATACATAGTGATATAATCAAGTATTAATCACTATCCCTAATCGCCAGCTTGCTTTACTAGGAAACAAACAGGTCACGAATGCATTCGTGGCTTTTTTTTCATTTTTAAATGAAAATAGTGTCTAGGTTAACTTATAAGCTCGTAGTATGGACACTTTTAGCGTATACGTCACGGATGATGTATACGTTTTTTTATTGTCCGAAAAGAGGCTGTTCAAATGACATTGAAAGATAATTAGCGATCTCTTTGACAGCCCGTTTTCACTGCTCACATATTTAAAGGTGTGCTCAAATGATAGCTTTCTCTACCTACACACTTAGGATAAGCCAATTTAAGGTTACAAGCATGGCGATTGCTTCAGTTTTAATCAACCATTCCAAAAAGGAGGACAGTAAGATGATCGCATTAAACATGAACCCAAAACAATTGATCCATTATCAAGAAAGGATTGATGGTGGTTAGCACGTTACGAGGGAGACGATTATATGTATTCTGTTTTACGTAATCTATCATGTTCCTTTACTAAGCAACAAAAACAAGATACGACATCGTATGTATTGGTTATTTACAAAGGTAATCAAGAACAAAGATGGTGGTGCGTATACCTTAGTATTGATATTTAGTCGATACGTTCATGGAAGGAGTACGAGTAATGTTTTCAGTATTTAATAAATTATCATGGTTTTTCAAACAGCATTGGGGTCGCTATACCATCGCCATTATTGCGTTAATGATTGTTAGTTTTATCGACTTGGTTCCGCCAAAGCTAGTGGGGATGACCATTGATTTAATACAATTTGGTCAACTTACGGCTACAAAGCTCTATCAGATTATCTTTATTTTTGTCGGTTTAATTGTAGTCAGCTATGGCGTGATGTTTCTATGGGACTACAATCTATTTGGTGGCTCACTTTTACTCGAACGGAAGATGCGTTCAAGGTTAATGGGACACTTTCTCAAGATGAGTCCACGATTTTACGGAAAAAATCGAACCGGGGATTTAATGGCACGCTCGACTAATGATTTAAGGGCAATCAGTATGACTGCAGGATTCGGTATCTTAACATTAGTCGATTCTACCGTGTTAATGTCATTTATTATCCTTATGATGGGTTTTACAATAAGCTGGAAGCTCACATTGGTATCTCTCATTCCCATGCCGATCATGGCGATCATTGTTCACAAATATGGAAAGATCATTCATAACCGATTTACAGCAGCACAATCAGCCTTTAGTGAGCTCAATAATTATACGCTTGAATCTATTCGTGGTGTCCGTGTTATTCGTGCTTTTGTTCAAGAAAAGCAGGATTTGAAACAGTTTGCCGAACTGACCGAAGATGTCTATCAAAAGAATAAAGCTGTCGCTCAGATGGAAGCTTTCTTTGAACCGACCATTAAGATTCTCGTTGGGATCTCTTATACGATTGGATTAGGCTTCGGTACACTGATGGTGTTTGAAAATCAAATCACCATTGGTGATTTAGTTACCTTTAATGTCTATTTAGGTATGCTGATCTGGCCGATGTTTGCCATTGGTGAATTAATCAATGTCATGCAGCGTGGGAATGCCTCAATCGATCGAGTCAATAAGGTTTTAGTTCAACAACCCGATATTCAGGATCCACCACATCCAAAAACGATTAACGTACCAGAGCAAATCGTATTTAAAAACGTTAGCTTCACCTATCCTAGCGCCTCTGGACAACAGTTAGCTCATATTAATTTAACGATTGACCGCGGTCAAACCGTTGGGATCGTTGGCAAAACTGGATCAGGCAAAACAACTCTGTTTAAACAATTATTAAGAGAGTATGTTCCACCAGAAGGCGAGCTAACCGTTAATGGCATTCCAATTCAGGATTTTCGCTTAGATGAAACAAGAAGCTGGATTGGCTATGTGCCTCAGGAGCATGTCCTCTTTTCGAAAACTGTTAAAGAGAACCTTTTGTTTGGTAGTGGGGATAAATCGATCGAAGAAATTAATACCATCCTCACCTCCGCTTCATTGAAGGCAGATATTGAAGCATTACCAAAAGGCTTGGATACCATTGTTGGAGAGAGTGGTGTGACCTTATCTGGTGGTCAAAAACAACGTGTTTCGCTAGCCCGTGCCCTATTAATGGATCCAGAAATTCTAATCCTCGATGATTCATTATCTGCGGTTGATGGGAAAACAGAAGCCAATATTCTAGCTCACCTGATAAAAGAACGTCAAGGGAAAACAACCTTAATTGCTGCTCACCGATTATCAGCGGTCAAACATGCCGACCAAATTATTGTTTTAAAAGACGGAGTCATTACTGAGCATGGCACACATGATGAACTAATGCAGCAAGGTGGCTGGTATCAAGAACAATTTAATATTCAGCAGATGGAAAGGAAGGTGGATGAATGAAACCTTCAACAGAAAAACGATTACTACAATATGCGCTAACAAGTAAGAAATACTTTTTAATTGGGCTAATCTGTCTTGTTCTTGCAGTAGGCTTAGAATTAACGGGGCCATTTATCGCCAAGACAGTCATTGATAATCACATTGTAGGTGTTCAAACAACTTGGGTTGCAGTAGAGGCTGAAGGTCAAGATACAGTGATATTTGAAGACTTAGTGCTAAAGCGAGCTGATCGTTTAAGTGAATCTGATCAGGTCAGAGCCGAATACACGCTCATGCAATCCGGCACACACTATTTTCTGTTAGCAGGAGATATTCCTCAAAATAGTACGATTGAAGCTCTCTCTGATCATTCTTTTGCGATAAGTGTAAATGGTGAATCTGAGTTAGTCGAAGGTTACCAGTTAACCGTCTCAGACCTATATGGCTTTTTCCAGCCAGAAATACCTGCAATTGTTTGGTTGTTGGGCCTTTATTTAGCTCTTATTCTAGTAGCATCTGGCTTTCAGTACTTTAAAACATACCTACTTCAGGTTTATGCAAATAAAGTTATTCAGCGCATGCGAAATGATGTCTTTCAGCATGTCGAGGAATTGCCTATGTCCTATTTTGTCAAACGACCTGCTGGGAAAATTCTCGCTCGTGTCACAAATGACACTGAAGCGATAAAGGAATTGTATGTAAAAGTTCTCGAAACGTTTATCAATGGCTTTATTTATATGACCGGTATTATGGTAGCCTTATTTCTTCTGAACAAACAGCTTGCCGTTATTTGTTTAATCTTAATACCAATTTTATTTGTTTGGATGAAGTTTTATAAAAAATACGCTGGGAAATATAATCGAGTCATTCGCTCTGTTAATAGTGATATCAATGCCTCGATTAACGAATCCATTCAGGGGATGCCTGTGATTCAAGCCTTTCGTCAGACAGATCAAGTCAAGGCAGAATTTGAACAGCTCAATACAAAGCATTATCATTACCAAAAAAAGATGGTTGTCCTATCAGCCCTCACTTCTTTTAACTTAGTAAATGCATTACGAGGATTGGCCTTTGTCGCATTTATTTGGTTCTTTGGCTCTAGCTCGCTATCAATTGATGGATTTATTTCAACAGGTATGCTTTATGCCTTTGCTGATTATCTTACTCGTTTATTTGAACCCGTTACCCAAATCGTCAATCAGCTGCCCCAGCTCGAGCAAGCAAGAGCTTCTGGCGCACGGGTTTTTGAATTACTCGATGAAACTGGTGAACCAGTAAGCGAAGCTAGCGTCAATCATATTAATGGAGACGTGGCATTTAATCAGGTTAGCTTTGCCTATGAAGATGATAACTACATCTTAAATCAGGTTAGCTTTGATGTGAAGGCGGGTCAAACAGCTGCCCTTGTTGGCCATACTGGATCAGGAAAAAGCTCAATAATGAATTTGCTTTTTCGTTTTTATGATCCCCAGCATGGACAAATTACAATAGATGACGTGGATATTGCCACGATGACTAGACAGCAGGTAAGACAACATATTGGGATTGTGCTTCAGGATTCATTTATTTTTAGTGGTACGATCTTATCAAATATTACATTGAATGACCCAAGCATTACACGTGAACAAGCCATTGCGGCACTGAAAGCAGTTGGAGCTGACCAGTTTATTGAAAAATTACCAAAGCAATATGATGAGCCAGTCGGGGAAAATGGTAGTCAATTCTCAACCGGGCAACGCCAGCTTATTTCATTTGCACGAGCACTTGCATTTGATCCCGCTATTCTTATCTTAGATGAAGCAACCGCCAATATTGACACCGAAACAGAGGGATTAATCCAATCCGCTATCAAAGTGTTAGCCAAAGGGCGCACCATGCTAGTGATTGCCCATCGCTTATCAACGATTCAGCATGCAGAACAAATTATCGTGTTAGATAAAGGGCGCATTATTGAACAAGGCACCCATGAGCAGCTCATTCAAGAAAACGGTAGCTATTATCAAATGTACAAAATGCAACAAGGGGCAAATCACCCTCAAGCGATATAATTAAAAAACTTAGAAGGAAATAGTTTAAAAGATAAAGGAGATCATGCAGAAAGCTCGCATGTCTCCTTTTTCCAAGGTTCACCTTATCTTGATAAGAGCTAAGGGTGAACCATCTATTGGTTTGTCCAATTCCGCTTCATGTTTGTTAGCTTTTCTAATAACTTATTTTTTAACGATTCAGGCTCAACTTTTAACAATAGATCACCAAAAGAGAGCAAATAGCTTACGACCCAGTCACTTTCAGGAAACTGTGTTTTAACCGAGAATGTTCCATCTGAATTGAGCGTAATCGATTCTGGTTCACATTCATCATAAACTCGATAAGCCCCCTGAGCCGCCACTACCATTTTCAGCTCAACCATCTTAGGAACTCCTTGTTCAGGACTTGAATCAGTTATAATGGACATAGGTCGAGCACCAAAGTCTTGATCCGTCAGGCTCATATTCTTGGTCCGGGTAATTTTAAACAAACGATGACCATGCTTGGTTAGGCAATAAGCAAACAAATACCACGACTTCTCCTTAAAGATAAGTTTTGCTGGTTCTACAGATCGGATGCTGCACTCTCCTTTACTATTATAATAGGTAAAGGTGATTACTTTAGTGTTAAGGATACCTTGTCTTAATATGTTAAATCGGTTATCTTGGTCTGGAGTGCTTCCCCATGTCGAAAAATCAACATCAATCCAATTGGTCACTTCTTTTTTAAATAGGTTAGCCAATCGTTTAAGAACATCCGCTGTGTCGGTTAATCCTGTTGCAGCAATGGTTTGTAGGCCTACTAAGATATCGTCCTGCTCACGACTGGTTAAAAGGGATGAATTAAAACGGTAGCCCTCCATTAATGTAATGCCACCACCACGACCTCTGTTACAATATATCGGTATACCTGCTCCACTTAAAACATCAACATCACGATAAATCGTACGTGTCGAGACACCAAAATGCTTAGCTAACTCAGTAGCAGTAATTAACTGGCGATCAAGAAGCATATATATCATCTCGAAATGTCTACTAATTGACATATCCTTAACCTCCAAATAGCCAAATGTATCGACTACACCTATCTTAACTGAAACAGATTTGTCGGTAAAGCAAATACTGAGGCTATTTGTGTTGAGATACTATACTAATAGAATGTTATTACAATCCTGACTTTGTGGTTTAATCACAAGAAATAACTAAAAATATTGTATTTATATCTACAACCTTATAAAGGGTTATAGACAAAGCCATTAGTATTAGGGATGGAACTAAATTATTGGCTTTAACTCTAATATACATTATCTCTTATATTTTAATCTAATCGCTATTTAATAACGGTTGTACTTTATCTCTTAAATGTATAGACAAATCATCTACTGTAATTTTTCCTAATTTAATTTGAGTTACTAGGAATCTTATCATCTTCTAAGATCACCTCCAACAAAGCTTCTTCCAATGCTTCAATACGTTCTCTATCTGTCGGGAGTTTTGCTCTCGCCTCATATTCCGCCTTTTCCCTATTAATCTCATCTTGCGATTTCCATCTAATCTTAGCCATTATACACACCTACCTTTAAATCATTTGAATCAGTCCATTCAGGAAAACGTTCTTCCTCAGTTGCATTTTGTTTATAAAAATATCTAATTTTCACATGTAAAATTCCGTTTTCTTTATAAGCTAATTCAATTGGGTTAAAAGGTAAACTTGTCTCAATTAAACTATTATCATCCTCATCCGTTAAAACTAACTGACCATCAGGAACACCTGAAAAGTCAAATGTGTCTACTATACCATTGTAGTACACTGTAATAACGTCATCATTAAAGCTGTATAAAATTTCATCGTCTGACCTTTGAGGACTTAATAATACTTTCATCATTTCCACCTCCCGATTGCTATAGGTCTTATACTGATTGCTCCTGAGGGGTTTCTACCAAAATAGTATCCTCTAAGATTAACAAATCCACCAGACGTAGTACCTGCTGCTCCTGCGAGTCTATTAATACCATTATGACCAGCAACCACTACAATATCATGATTATCATTAAAGGTAGCCGGATAAGTCCAAGGCATTGTATCGCTTCTCCACAAGTTAGGATCATTAGTATTTACAAGCGTGTAATTACCTACTGTGAAGGGGATTCCCCAACATATTTGAAAGCCACTCTCATATCTAATGTAGTTACCATTAGTATTATTCCCTTGATCTACAATCGCATCTACTATATGTCCTCTTGAAGTCAATCCATCAACGAAGTCAAAAGGTTCTAAAGAACTAATCGATCCATCTGAATGAATCGTTGCACGAACTAGCCCTCCTCCTTGCTGTGGTCTAAACTGCAAAGATCCGGTAAGGCTTCCACCGCTTGTAGGAATTGCGCCTACTTGACCAGCAGTCGTACCATGTGGATTATTTGTGTCATCAATATGAGAGTCGAACTCCTGCTTTGACACCTGTTTAACATTATCGACATTAGCTAACCCCACCTGAGCCTTTGTTACCTTATGTGGATTGCCTCGATCACTGGTGTGATTATTTAAATCTTTTTGTTTAGCTAAAAGTTCATTATCAACTGTTAAACTATTTGCACCTAATATTGCGATATCTTGTGCATTACCACCATCATATGATTCTTGGTCTGTTACACTATCTGCCTCTACAACTCTCATTTCATCTAGATGAGTTGACATGCCTTGAAAGAGAGTCATATCGAAGCGAGTAAATTGATCCCTGATCATTTTTAATGCAATGTATCTTTTATTATCGTAAGTGAGCTTTACTAGTTCAGTTGATGCTTCATCACGTGTTCGTGATTCCATCGTTATAATCGATGCACCGTCTGAGCTTGCTCCTGTTGATATCTGTACTAAATATAGACCAGCATCATAATTAGATGATGCAGTTCCTCTCGCCCCAGACAAAATGCCTAAGGTTCTACTTTGTGTGTCATTACGAGCTAAAAGAATATAAAAGGGCACACCTGCTTCAAATTCAGTACTTGCGCTACCTAAATTTTTTGTTACTGCCCCTTTAAAAAGGCCACGTTCATCATCTAACTGAATATCATCTAAGCTATAATTTTGAACATTCCCTAAGCCTACCTGCTCTTTCGTGACATGATGAGGATTTGCTTGATCTTGAACATGATCATCAATATGCTTATGTGCATCATCTATTCCTTTTTCCCAGCGATTGGCATCTTTTTCTGTGACTACGTCGTCAAACTGCCAATCTGTTTTTTTCTCATAAGTCATGCTTTATCCTCCTTTACCTCAAATGATTGTAAGATCACTGTATCAGATGTGATTGGTACAGTAACACTATTGGTACTGATCACTTGATTTTCCTGATCAATGAGGTCAATTTTGTCAATGACTTCAACACTACCAAACGGAACCAAAAATTCCATTGTAACAGTTGATTGTTGTACCTGTTTGACAACAAACTGGTCAATCAGGTACGAGTCATTCAAGCGAATTTTTTTAATTCGTGTGTTAATATAGTTTGCGACATCATCTAAAAATGCTTGTTTAATCAAATAGGATCACCTCTTCTTCTCTAGTAGCAAATGGCGTTTGACCTAATCGCCACCTCCCTAGTTTAGTAGCCCGGGTTAAGCTTTGTTTTTTCCCGATCTCTTTCACCACAATTCGATCAACCAGTGATGTCTCTTGTTGATATAGAAGATTGGCAGGCTTTATCGTACTAATGGTATATTCCATCTCTTTAAATAAAAAAGCATCATCAATACTAGTTGTAACTGTAAGTAGATATTGATCTGAATCAACAGCCACCATTGAACGATTGGCCCCTAATAAAAAGTCAAGCTGTTGTTGCAAATACCTAATGGTGAAAGGGGGCTTTGTTTGATAGCGATTTAAAATCCTTAATTTACGTTCATCCAATGTCTCTTGTTCACGATTCGGGCGTATAGCCAACATGCGTTCCCGACGACTAATTGACCGCTCATCGGCTGTTGTAACAAATTGATTATCAAGTAACCGATCACATTCCTCAGTTAAACGATCGAGTTCAGCAGTTTGTGCCTTTGACAGTTGAATAAATTCAGCAAAATTACGGTAATAACCGGGTAAATAATTCATCACTCTATTCATAAATGCTCACCGTTCCTAGTACTGGTATCTCTTCTTCTGCCAGCATAAGATTATCGGCAAGCCCGTTAACAGTGGTTGCTTCAACATCAACTACGCCGGTAATTGATAGTAAATGGGCATCAATTTGAGCAACTCGAATGATAAGCTGTTCCTGCTCAGCCCAGCTTTGTCTTTGTTCGTTCAAATATTGCTCGATGACTTCCTCTACCTCTTGTTGTATTTGAGACAAGGTTAGCCCAGCTTCTAGCGTCAATTTCGTTTCAATATTTACCGTTATACTTTCAACAGCCGCAATGGTGACACGATGTCCAATTGGAGCAAGTCCAGTGCCTTGACCTTGGTTGGTCTCCGGATCAATCTGTGCTTGAATTTCATTAATAAATGGTGGCGTTGGCGTTGTCCAATTGGAGCTAATAACCGTACACTTGACGGTTCCTCCTCCCTGCCATGTTGGAAAAACTTTAACCGCGCCAACACCGTTTAAAGCCTTTAATTTATGTTTGTAATCGGCAACATTACCACCAAATGCTGGTTCATTAACTACTTCATAGTAACGTTGTCTTAGTGCCTCATCAGTTTCTTCGTCCTGTCCTGGCACTAAGACATCTGCTAATTCTGCCCGAACCAAGCCAGGAACATGATCAATCGGAAGCAGGTCACCAAACAGCTGATTACCTATTTCCCCTGCTATTTCACACTCTAGCGTATACACACCTGTTGTCAGCTGATTAATCACACGGTAAGTTAATTCACCTATACTGAATCGACTTTCCAATGGCAGGTCTAGTGGTTGCTGATTTGCACCGAAAAACAATCCTTGACGACGAGCTGGGGTAGCGATCATTCGATTGACACCGAATTCTGCCGTTCGTCTGCTAAGAAATTCACCATCAGCAGTATCGGCAAAGGCTAAGTCGTAACCCGCTGCTAACTCAATGTACATTTGAGCTAGCTCAGCTGCAGCTGGAGCTAGTGCGTCATAAATAATACTGCCTTCTCGTTTATCAATCGTATCTGGAATACGATCAAGCATTCGATCTAAAATATTCTGATAGCTTTCTGTTTCAAACATCTAATTCCACCTCCTGTTGATAAGCTAAATTCCCAAAAATTGTGACAGCCGTGAAGCTTACATGAACCAAATCCCTAGCTAACTCTACTTCAATATCCTCGATTGCCGTAATCCGTTGATCCTGTAACAGTGCCTCTTCCAGGCAACGAGTCAGCTCTGATTGGACAAATAATGGAGGTAAACCAATTAATTGATTAAGCTCATGACCGTAATTAAAACTGTAAATAAGAAATTGGTAGCGGCTAGTTTGGAGGATTTTAAAAATTGCCTGCTTAACAGCTGCTAAACCATCAATTTTTCGGCCAATACGACCTTTTTCAAAGTCTAATTGCCAGGTTAGAGATGGTTCTAGTTCTGTCTCAACGGTTAGATCGCTTAAAGCTGATTGTGGTATCATTTACTCACCACCTTATCTAATACGACAAATTGCTGTCCTCCCTGAATACGCAATAAAATAACACGATCATTAAGCATTAAACCGTGTTTTATCGTAATATTTAATTCTCCTAAAGCTGATTCAGTTTGTTTTAATTGATTTTCTTCTTCTGATTCTTGGTAGTCATGCCGGTGGGTCAAATCAAACCGCTCAATTCGACGTTGAATACCCTCGGTTAGAATCAAAAAAGGCTCGGTTAAAGTAAAGCGTTCCTCAACATTGATTTCTAATGGTTCCACTCTGATCACCGTACCAAAAAAAATTGCTACTGGATTGGCCGCGTCTATCGCATCTAAACCAGCCATTTTAATGGTCTCTAATAGGCTCACTTCTTCCACACCACCTTTAATTCGAGTGACATTGTATGCTCCCTTCCATTGAAGCTGTGTGTACAATCATCAATAAGAAACGGCTGATTAATGCCATAGTCTTTAATAATGACCGGCAAATAACAGCCAGCACGAACACGAATATCCCCGATCGCTTCTAGTTTGATCTTCTCTGTTTCTTTGTTGCGTAATGTCATTAGTGTATTTAATAGCTCTTTAATTTGGGCTGGATTCTGATTTTCATCTAGTTTTTCATAGAGCTGCAATTGGCCCCACTTGGCAATGTTGGCACTATCTTGTGAAATGTATACATCCCGCTTTCCGGTATCCTTGTTATCCCTGACTAATTTAATTCTGTTATAAGTTTCATCATTAATAGAGCGCTCAAAGCTATAATCATATAATAAGCTCTCATCCCCAATCATAAACGGTAGTATCATATCAGCGGTATTACGAACAGTAAGGGCACCAAAATTGTCAAACATGATATAATGTCGATTAGCATTTATTAAGGTTAAATCTAGAGCTTTACAAATAATATCCAGTAATTTTTCGGCATCGCCTACTAATGATGGGATGCGATATCCCGTATCATCGATTTGTCCCAAATTCAAGCCAAAATCACCTGCGATTCGACGAATCACTTGCGAAGCGGTTATATTGGAAAAAACATACGTATCGGCTGCTTGTAAATAACGGATTTGATCGTAGGCTTTTACTTGAATGTCTTCACTTTTCCCCCCATTTACTGAAAAAATAAATCCATAGAAAACGTGATGCCCCTGATATTTGAATCGCACAATATTACCATTTTCGATCTTAAAGGCTTGATCTTGATTCAGACCATTTTTAATTAAAGTAAAGTCAAATTCACTAGGTGAACCATTTCTCCCTGTCTTCCACGTCGCATCTGTGACAATTTCGGAGATATCCCATACCTTTCCATTCCTGTTATCTAAAAGTATTTCCATATCTACACCTACTTTGGTGGAATCTTAATGGCTAATCCAATTGGAAGCCTTCGGTAATCTGAACTTTTGATCTGATTAAGCTTCGCAATCTCTGGATACCGTGATCCTGATCCTAAAAATTTCTGGGCAACCTTCCAGAGACTGTCCCCCTTTACCAGCTTATACACTTTCGGAGTGCCTTTAGTATCTGCACGCTTAGCTGATTGGGCCCGTGCCCTCGGAGGTTGCCCAACTTGCATTTTTACTTTCACCGGCTTAGCCGCATAAAAAAGATATTTTTTCAAAGAAATGCTATACTCAATCTCTCCACCCGTACCAGCGAGCTCTTGCCAATCAAAGCTCTCTATGCTGACATATGTGTTGATATCAAAACCATCACCCGTAAAAATAAATCGAACTGGCTTGCCTGAACTCATCCATTTCTCAATCAAACTAAGGTAACGTTTAGGGGGTAGCAGTTGATCAGAGACTACCATTGGTAATCTCTGAATCGGAAAGATACTGGTAAAGCTATAATCGGTTAAGGCTCGATCCTTAATCACGTTAATTTCACCTAGCTTACTAATTTGATAGGATTGACCATCAACTGAATCAGCGACCTCAAGCATCTCTGGATTAATTGGAAGCTGAAAACCTTCAGCCTGATCATTAAAGCTTAACCAAATCCCATAACTCATAGTGCATACACTCCTTTCGCTGATGAAGCAATTTCATCTTGTAACGATTGCTCGATGGCATCAATCAGTTTACGCACATCTGCTTCTTCTTTAATATCGCCTGTCTTAACTTGAACGGTAGGTGTGAGGCTAACAAAGTTCTGAATCGTTCTTAATTCAGCTAGCTCTCGCATTAATTTTAGATCCTCACTGGCAATATCAACTTCATCATTTATTTTGCCAACTTCATCTACCTTATTGACTTGATCAACGGTTGGCGATTTACTTGCTCTTGATATAGGTTGATTTGGCTGAGCTGCTTGGGCTGCCCCACCTGGATTTAAACCTTGATTCATATTAAAGGCACCATCAATCCCTAAATCATTAGGATCAAGCTGTTCATCAGGAACTTTAGTCTTATCGAGTGCCCCACTTATTGCACTGTCAATTCCGTTCCCCCAGCTCTCACCCATACTGTAGCCTTTATTATAAGCATCGCCATAGTCCCACCGATCTAGCTTGGCCGAGCTAAAATCAAGTGTTTGCCTAACAGGCTCTTGGAGATTATCCTTTAAGCGTCCAACGGCCTCGGACAAGGCATTGACATTGCTCGAATCAAACTTACCAATCTCCGATATATTAAAGCCAGGAATTCTGTTCAATGCTCTTATCAACCAATTTATTCCACCTAAGACTTGATTAATGGCATCAAGAACCATCGTCATAAATCCACCAGCAAAGTCTTCAACGCCTTTAAGCATTCGTTCCATTAAATCTAGAAAGTTATAAGCTAAATCATAAGCAATTTTCTGGACAAAATAAAAGGAATCCATAAAGGCTTGTGCGATAAATTCAGCAAAAGACACAATGGCATTCCATAAACCAGCGATAATATTATAAATAAAGGCGCCAACAGTAAAGAACAAGCCCATAATAAAGCCGAGTACTTCACCTGTAGATAAGCCTAAATACATAATAACGGCAATTAATGCACCGACTACAGCCATAAAAATCAATACTGGCATATTCAATAGCATCCAGACACCCACTTTCATTAATAAAGCTGAGAGGGCCTGCCATAATCCTGAGATAAGTGTTGGCAAGTAAAAGGCCACTAATGCCATAAGCATCCCGGCAATAATCGGCCAGTTATCAATTAAGACGTCTATGCCCCAAAGGACGATATCAAATACACTTGACAATAAAGTCGCTAATGCGAATAAACTGACTGTTACAAAATCGAAGAACCCATAAAAACGTTCGATATTAAATAATTCAGCCAAAGATTCTGTTAAAGGTAAGAAAGCCTCCAACGCAGGTGCGAGTATTGCTGGAATCATCTCTACAAAGCCAGTTAAGCCTTGAACGACATCAACAATTCCTGTCATAAATGGCTCGATAAGCTTAGCACCAGCATCTGTTTTCGCCTGGTTGAGGCTGTTTATCGCACCGGTGAGGCTATTTTCTACCTCAAGCATCGCACCACCAAATTGCTCTTGCATGCCTGCTGCTAAACCGGAGACAGCCTGTTCAGCTCCGACCGCTCCACTTTCAATCGCTTGCCTCATTTGTTCACCACTTACACCCGCTTGGTTGGCTAATAGATCTAGAGCATTAACCCCAGCCATACTTAAGCTTTCAAGATCACTCATTGTTACCTTACCCGCTGCTTGAATCGTACCTAATGTACGTGTTATTGTGTTTATCTCCTCGGCGCCACCCCCTAATGCAGCAACCGTATCGCCGATGCCTTGCATAATCGGTAACACTTGATCAGCACTAACTCCCATCTTCATTAAGTTCTGCGCTCCATTATTGATTTCATTAAAATCAAAGGGAGTGGTCTGGACAAATTGAGCAAGCTGCTCAATAAAAGCTGTTCCTTGTTCCTCACCGAGTAAAAATTTATAACCAATCTCTGCTGTTTGAATGTTAGCCAACTGATTTACTCCGTCATTTAGCATTTCTTTTAGATAGGTCCCTGTCCATTCTGCAGCCTTTTTTATTACACCAGCAAATTGGTTAACCTTCTTCGCACTATCACTTACTTGATTGTTTAATGCCGTAAAATGGTTTGAGGTGATCTGGATGCTGCGGTCAACGTGGCTAAAACTCTGTGTTAAATAATCGACATTTAACGCAGCTTCAATTGTTGCCATGCTAATCCCTCCTTTCGATATATCCATTTACATAGGCAAAGATGTACGAGTTGAAGCTGAACACCAACTATCACCTTGCCACTTATGTTCATTTAAAGAGCTCTACCTTCCGGAATGAGCAACTAGATAGCTAAATGTGCTTGACTAACACTTCAGGGAAAGTCGTTGACAATTACCTATAAATATAAAACGAAGATAATTAAATTAAACTAAGCTATCTTCGTTTTTTATCGCGGTGTAACTGGCTGGAGCTGCGATTACTCGCCCCATCGAAGGGCTTTTGTAAGACTGCCACTTCAAGAAGTAAAGAAACACTTCATTTCTAATGAGAGATCCAACAGCCAGTAACGGCCGATTAGTTCAACTAACGTTCTGTGGGGGATGGAGGAAGCTGATAAGTTCGCGACGTCAATGTCGCAACGTCTGCACGAGCACATTCTATGCGTTGAACCCCCCCACTGAACGAAGTTTTATCTGCATACTTTTCCCATCGTTGCTTACTCGTTATTATATTTATCTGCTCACATGTCTTAGTCAATCCATGATTAGGTAAAGCTGCTTTGTCACGAACTTCTTAAACCGATCTAACCAAACGGTTATCTTTTTCTTGGCATTTTTCGTTTCATTTTCTTTTCTTCTTTTACACGTTCATCAATAAATGCATAAACGGCTGCTTTTTCATATCGACTGAGATTTTGAATTTCATGTGGGAATCGATTGAATTGGTGGAGGGCGTAATAGGCGTACATGGTCTCGCCATCACCCTCCTGCATTAGTTTTTTACTTCTTCTTTTAACGTATCAAAATCTGTATCAAAACCAGAGAATTGTTGAATCTGCTTAGAAAGCTCAGCAATTTCACCAGCTAGTAACACTTTACTTAAATATTGCTGAGGTGTTGTGCATCCATGTGCTTTAATACTTTCCGCATCTTTGAAGTTAGGATCAAGTGTATTACCAATAATGATTTTGCTGTTGAATTGCTGTAAATCTAATTCGAATTTTCCATTTTTACGTGTCGTCATTGATGCTTTACGATACGCTTCAAATTCTGCGTCTGTCATCGCCTTAATTTTGGCTGTAAAATATTGTCCATCTTGATCTTTCAGACGCTCAGAAAAAACGACATTGGTTGTCAAATTATCTACTGTATTCTGGTTGAGAAAATCTTGAAATTTACTCATTGGTCTCCCCCTATTCTTATCCTAATGTCGGTTCAGAAAATGTATTTAAGATATCAACATCATCGAAAGTAAAGTCAATATCTTCTTCTAAAATTTCACTCTCTGTATCAAGTTTTGCCATCACAACACTATCCAAGTTAACGTTTTTAATAACGACTGACTGATTGCCAATGCTCGAACTTGGGTCTTCATTCACAATCATGATATCAAAATAGACATCACGTCCAGTCTTCATATATTGATACATCAACTCACGAAAACGTGATGTCGCATAATAGATCGTCATGCTCCCCGTACCATTCCAGCCTGTCGCTTTGTTCTGTGTACCGCGTTTCCCTAGTGTACGCATTTCTGTTTTTTGCTTCTCTGCCGTTGCTTCTAATGTTTTGACATAAAACATTTCTTCTACTTGTCCATCAATCGTCGCATATGCACGGCCTTCCTGACCTGAAATTGCATCGCCTGCTTTAAAAAATCCCATATGTTTAGCCTCCTTAATTTGCAAATACTTTCAAATAGATTTTCTCTACTGAATCTACTGGTTGGACATAAAGTTCTACATAAACACTGTCGATATCCTGACCAGCATGGATCGTAATATCAGATTGTGGATCAAAGTTCTGAATCGCATTGATTCCTTCTAGTCCTTCCAAGTAAGTAATTAATGCACTTTTTAACAAGTTACGTCCATCATCATTGTTATTGACCTTACCAATAAAGGTGCGTTCGAATGTACGTTTCGTATCATTCGCAATACTATCTAAAACGCGTACTACTCGGTTTTTAGCAAACATTTTTCCTTTTGTTGGTGTAAAGGTTGTTAATGTATTAATATCTTGTTCAATGAAGACACGATCGTCTTCTGCTGTGATCACAAGCTCGCCATTTTGCAAGGCTTGTTCAATTTCTGTATGGGTTAAACGTGGTAAAGCATCAACTGCATTAGGTATAGTCATATGCGTCAATGATTGGTTGTTAGCAGCAGAAGCCATCATGCCAGTAATCCGACATAAGAAATAGCGGCGTTCAACTTCCAGTCCATCCTCTGTTACAATACTATTTTTCAAAGAGATAACCCCTTCATAGTCTGCATTAGCATAGTCTGTCACCACGACAGCTACCTTCTTCCCATTGTCATCACGCAATCGCTTAACATAAGCCACAGCCAATGCTTTAATCTCTTGCTCTTCTGTTGGAATACCTAAGGTATCGAATGAAATGGCTTCAAAGGCTGATAATGCTTTAGCATAATCTCCTAATGAAACCTCACCATCTTCACCACCTGTTAGATTAATACCTGCTGTTGGTTCTAACCCTTCACCTGAGAGTTCAATAAAACCATTTGTAGTAAAATCTGCTACCGATGCAATCTGTTGGCGATCAACCTCATCGTAATCAAAATAAGTAATCACATCAAAAAGCTTGGCATCGTCAATATTTTCTTGCACCACAACTCGAATTTCATTTCCTCTTACTCCACCATGTGCTGCTGTAATCGTAAATTGTTCTAAAGCTGCACTGGCCTTTTTGGCTTGTTCACCATTTAAACGATAAATAAAGAGTTGACGAGCATGTTCCATACATGCGCTAATATGCTGAATACGTGGATCGGTAGCATGGAAACCGATTTTTGCTAATGCTTCTGTTTGAAAGCTTTCTTGATCTAATTGAATCATGCCTGTTTCTCCCCATGGTAATGGAAGCGGCAATGCTGCAATACCTCGATCACCCGCTATATTTGGGGCTTGAGGTGTTGATTGGGTATTGATATAAACACCAGGTCTTACTTTATTTTGAGTTGTCCATTGTCCTCCAGCCATTTACTTCACCTTCTTTTCCTTCAATTTTTGAATAATTTGATTGGCTTCTGATTCGGTATAGCTAACCTTTTCATCAAGTTTAACGGCCAAAATATCTTGATCGACTCCTGACCATTTGTTTGAAGCTAAAAATTGAGTCTTAGTAAATTTTCGTTCTTGTGTCTTTGGTTCACTCATTTAAAAACTCCTCCTGTTTTAAATTTTGCATCTGTGGTTCTAATTCCAGTTGTTCTACCAATCGAAAATTGTAGTTGACATAAACATGCACAACTCCGTCCTCCAGCTCTTGGTTCATCCTTGTTCCACGAACGACTCCACCTCCATAAGGAAGATAGCTCAGGCATTGATAGAGCTGCTCTAGCACTTCGGTGATTTGTTGATCAGTCGAAAACTGAATATCAAAGCGATGCTCACGGTAATACCGTTTATTCAGCTGTTTGGTCTGAGACATTGATTTTAGATCAACTAAGAAATAGCGCTGACTATTTGTTTGCGGCTGTCCCTCACCGTATACAGCATAATCTGGGAACTGATCTTTTAATAGATCGACAACTGCCTGCTTTAGCTTAGTTATCGTGATCATCAAAGCCGATCATGAATGCGTTTCATCCCGCAATCTAACCTTGATATATTTTCTGTCATTATCAAGCCCCTTTCCCTGTATTTGTGGAGCTATAGCCCATGGCTCACACAGTCGGTTAACTCCATTCATCTTCATCAATAGGTCGTATTCTTCGCGTTGATCAGCAAATTTGATAAGCGATCGCTAAGTGTAAGTTTGTTTAACTTAAACGTTAGCTGCTTGATCGCTAGATTAGAAAATCTCCCATTCGCTGATCTCTTAGTGAATGTTAGTTTTTCTTACTTAGCACTTCTAAATTTTCACAAGATCGTGTGACCTGCTAAAATTTGATATCCTCTTAACGGATGAATAGGTTGGTTGATAACCAAACCTCAACTGCTATCCCCCTCTCCCTTTAGTTCGTTCAATAATTGGTTTTAGCGTGATAACTGATTATTTATAGCCATAATAAAAAGCCACCGACTTGGTGACTTTTTGTTGGATCTTGCTTATCTAGCATAGCTATAAACCGGTCAGCCTTAGCTTGATCATTCTCAAATGAACGGTTTAACGTGATGAGCTATTTTTTCCACACTATCATATTAGCACGGTTTAGCTGATCAAAAGTGCAAGGAAAGTGACAACCCTTTTGATAGACTAGCGCCAGCCTAATATTTCGATGGTGGCATGAATAATATCATTGCGCCAATACAAGGCTTGTCTCCGGCTAATATTACAAGCCATTGCGACTGCATCCCATGTCAAGCTACGGTTAGTCCAATAACGAATTTGAACCAATTTCTTTTGATCACTCGATAATTGATCATAGACACGTTCAATTGCTTGTGTTATTTCTTTTAAATAATTAAGCTGTTTATGTTGGGTCAAGTACATGGTTGTGACAGCTGTTGGATCATGAATCACATTAGCTTTTCCCCCTGTTCGGATCGGTGAGCTTCCCTCCTGATACGGATAGATGATTGCTTCTTCTAATATTTTTATTTCATCTAAAGTATGGTGATAGATCGCCCATTCATTTTCTACCTTTTTAAACGTACTTTTGGTAATGGCTAGCTCTCCCATTTTTCAATCTGCTCCTTTCTACTAAATCATTGTTTGGTGTATTGCATCAAAAGCGACTTCCGTTAAAGATCAGTTATGATGAAAGATAATTCTCGCTCTACTAATCTCCAAAAGTCGCGTTATATGCGATTAATATAATAGTATGAGCTTAGGTAATCATTGTCAATAAAAAAATCGCAAATAACGAGACTACAACTTCAAAATCGTTGCATATTTGCGACTTATTAGCTAAACTAAACTTATAAAGTGAAACTGGCTGTAGGCAAATTAAAGTGTCTGGCGGATGCCACAGATTTTCAGCGGGAATTTATCGACCGAAGCTCGCTAAACTCTGGGCGTAAATACGCCAAGGTGCATGTGATGATAATATAAGATTATTTATGATAAGGAGTAGGATGATGAAGATTGGAGAACGTATCAAAATTTGTAGAAAAGCCTTAAACATATCTGTTGATCAGCTCGCACAAAGGTTAAATAAAAACAGGGCAACAATCTACCGCTATGAAAATAGTGATATAGAGAATATACCCATCGATATTATTGAGCCGCTTGCTCATGTATTAAAGGTTTCACCAGCGTATTTAATGGGGTGGAAGGATAACCCTTCATCTCATACAGCTGGCCATAACTCATACATTTATTATCCCCGTTCCATTTCAGCGGGACTTCCAATTGAAGTAGAGCCGGTTACACAGGAAGATACGATTGATTTGTCTGACTCTGTTATGGGAAAATGGGCTGGAGATCGTAGCTTAGTAATGATGAGAGTGAATGGCGATTCAATGAATAAAACAATCCCGGACGGCTCACTTATCGCTGTCAAAAAATACCCTCTTGAACAATTGCATGATGGGGATATCGTCGTTTATAGTCATAACAATGACTATTCGGTTAAAAAGTACTTTCAATCAGGTCAGTCCGTTATTTTCAGACCTCACTCCTCTGATAATAGCTATGTTGATTATGTCGTATCGGCTAATGATGCAAACTTGATGATCCATGGGAAAGTCGTGCTTTATATTGTTGAGTTGGACTAATTGGTTTTATGAGGCAGTTTGACTAAGTAAAGCCATTGCAAATCATTATTAATCACTCTAAAATCAGCAGATCTGTTCATAATTTCTATCGCCCTTTCCAACACTTTTTCTAATGTGTTGTTTATCCGATATTTTTTCAACTTTATCGGTTGTCTCGAATCAAAAATATATTTATACTATAAAACTATACAGTATGCTTTTTTATTTATAAGATTTGGTATTAAAAAAGAACTGTAAAAAAACAGAGATATTTGGGGGACGAATTCAATGAATTTATTAGTTGTTAAAGCAAATAATCGCCCAGCTGATCAGGCGGTTAGTTCAAAAATGTATGATGCATTTATTGAAGAAGTAACACAAAACCAAAACGTAAACGTCACAATCTATGATGTTTACAAAGAAGACACACCGTATATCGGACAAGAGCTTTTTAGCGGTTCCGTGAAGCTTGAAGCCCACGAGCAACTAACAGAAGATGAGCAGCGTCTATTTGATGCTCTGCAAAAAGCACGTGAGTTATTTTCCAAAGCAGACGCCATTGCCTTTGTATTTCCTCTTTGGAATTTAACGATCCCGGCTAAATTGCAATCTTTTATTGATTATATCTTTTCAGCAGGTTTCACATTTAAATATGATGCTGAGGGCAACATGGTTCATCTTATGCCTGAAAAGAAAATTATCTTATTAAATGCACGTGGTGGCGTTTATTCAGCACCAGAATTAGCACCAATGGAAATGGCTGTTAACTATATGCGTGCATCCTTTGGTGGTGTGCTTGGTATGGACATTATTGAAGAAGTTATTATCGAAGGGCATAATGCTCAGCCTGATCAAGCAGCAAATATTATTGCTGAAGGAATAGAAAAGGTTAAAGAGGTTGCTAGAAAATTAGGTTCTTAATAAAGGGAAACTTCGTTCAGTGGGGTTTCGACACGCATAGCGTCGCGAACTTAGTCATTGCTCTCTCCCACTGAACGTCAGTTGAACCAAGCGGGCCGTTACTGGCTGTTGGATCTCTCACCTAGACATGACGTGTTCCCTTATTTCTTGAAGTGGAAGCCTTACAAAAGCCCTTCGATAAGGCGAGTAATCACAGCCCCAGCCAGCTACACTGCGATAAAAGTAGTGCGGTAGGCTTCTGCTTAATAATCATGATTTATAAGCAATCTGGTTCTATTTTTTAGACCAGACTGCTTTATTTTGTTGCTAAACGATGCTATCCTCTGATTTTTAACATCAACTCTACAAACTTCCCCAATCCACTCTACAATGCAGCTGTTTTTAATACTGTCTGATAAAGCGAATAAAAGGATGATCGTCATCATGCTCTTTTTGAGTTAGTTTTCGAAACAAGATGATAAACGATCTAAACACAAAATAACCGATCAATATACCAATAAAGTTAGCGATAATATCGTTAATATCCACTGCCCTTAATGGGATGCCTGTTAAGAGTAAAATAAACAACTGTAATCCCTCAATTATTATCGGCAACATTACTGCCCAAAATAATTTTTTTGAAAATTCTACTTTATAAATAAAAGGAAGTAAAAAACCGAACGGAATAGTTAAGACAATATTTAGTAAAAAATGCTTAAAATATAATCCTGAGAATGGTATGTAATTTATACTATTTACTATTAAAGAGTAATCAGCGAGCTCAGGCTGATACATTATGGGAAATTGTGTATGGTTTAATAAGAGACAGAGATATAGATAAAAGATAGCAAAAATTAAAATATAACTGTTACTATATCTCTTCTTCTTTTTCAAAAAAAATAATAGTGCCAGTCCAATAATCATAGCGAAAATGGCAACAAGACCATCAAAATGAAATATCATGGCAAACACCCTTTCTATGTTATTTGAAGAGGAGGTTTAGTACCTTGTTATTTGAAGAGGAGGTTTAGTACCTTAATTCTTAACTAATTATTGAGTCAGTCGTCCAGATCCTGCTTTTTCTAATCCGTTATCGCTCATTAACGTCACTAAATAATATTTACTATCATCAGAGGGAGCATCTCCTATTACTTTATTAATACGGCTAGGATTTCTATCATTATTTTCCGAACTCAAATAATGACTTACAGAACCCACAAATGTATCAGGGAGAAAACGCCTTTCCCTGTACAAGCTATATTTCACATCCTCTCGTCGACCTCCTCCACCTCAAGAATTGCCAGTATAGTAAGCATTGCCACTTATCCTGACAAAGCCTCCCGATAATGAATGAAATTTACCTTGAGATTTACCATCTACCCGGTAATAACCTCGAAAACTATAGCTAGAAGATTTCGAATAACAACAATCGGGGTACAACAATAGCTAAAAGGAGTAACGCAGTCATTAAAAGAATCACTTTATTTTTCAACTTAATATCTCTCCTTTTTTAGGGGCTACATCCCCTTACCTATTATAAACAATAAATTACCAATTGTGAGTATGTTGTAATTAAATTTTCTTAGTTTATAACTATATTTATTAGCTTTAAATCCATAAAAAAAAGCAATTTACGTATTAGCAAATTGCTTTTTTCTAACAAAACCTAATCATTTATATTGAAGTGATAGCTGCTTCAATCGGTGTTGATCCAGAAACTATTTGAAATGCCTTACCTATTGTCCGATCATGTCTTAAACTAGCTAAAATAACTTGTGCGACATCCTCTCTTGGAATTTCACTAGGTTCGACTTTTCCAGCCGTTATCTTACCTGTTCCTGAGTCATTCGTTAAAATACCAGGATGAACAATAGTATAGTCCAAATCAGTTTGACGTAACCACTCGTCAGCATAATGCTTTGCCACTACATATGGAGCAAACGAGGATGGGGCGGTTTGAATGGCTTTTCGACTTGTATCAAACGAACTGACCATGATAAACCGTTTTACACCTGCTTTTTTTGCCGCCTCAATTGTCTTTACTGCACCATCTAAATCAATTAAAATGGTTTTATCTTTCCCAGTATGGGCACCCGATCCAGCTGTGAAAACAATAGCATCAATACCTTCAGCCGCATTCGCAATTGCGTCAATATCCTGTTCCAAATCTACCACAACAGTCTCTGCACCTAGTCGCTCAAAATAATCGGCTTGCTCAGATTTTCGTATCATTGCTCTTGCTCGCATGTTGTCCTGGGATTGAATCAATGAAACAAGGTGCTTACCAATTTGTCCATTTGCACCAACTACTAATACGTTCAAAAAGACCATCCTTTCATAATCCTGTTATTTACCCTGTCTTTATATTACCATTATGCGCGCAAGTTAAACATGAATAAAATTATATAAAATGGAAAAAGGCACATAATATCATCAAGATTTTTTGAAAATAGTATATATCGGAGTGCTATACGATTAGTTATAATATCTAATCTAAAACTGCCAAGTCAACAGCTGGGGCTTGAACACCCCATCGAATGGTATAAAATAGACACTCATCCCACCACTTCTAGAAGTGGAAGTCTTCTGCTGAATCAAGTGAGAATTTTACTAATCCTGTCTATATTCCCTATTCTCTTCTTTAAACCATTTACGAAGTTGGTTAATATGGGCCTGATGATATCTACTATGGTCTGCTATATGCCAAATTCCCCAGCGAATGGTCGCTGCTGTTCCATTCTCATAATCAACGGTTTGATTTAATTGAATTTCCGTTAACTGGTAACAAATGGATTTAAACATATTAAATACGTGATCATAATCAGAAAGGATTTTCTCCAATGAAACTCCTGATACTAAAGGGATTTCATTGTTTTTATCCAGCATTGGTCCATATTTCTCTTCAAGTTTCTTTGGTATCGGCTCATCCTTAATCCTATAAACCCAGTTAAGATCTACATAGGCTAAGTGTCTTATTAATTGAGCTGTACTGTTATATTTTTGGTTTGGCCCCTTGAAATCTAACTCCTCCTGGGACATACCCGTAACAATTGATTTTAATCATTTATAATTACCTTCAACATTCGAATAAAGCATGCCTACAGTTGGGGCCATCTCAGTTTCCCCTTTTAAATCTAAAACCACCAAAAACCACCTCTGTTCAATATTCTGTTAGCTTTCACTAAGCAATAGTATAATTCATTACAGCTTAATTCAACAAAACTGCCTAAGTCGGTTAAAGACAAAACCCTTTTAAAAAAATGATCGATAAACAAATTGTGCTAATTAGACGCGTTTTTACATCTATAAATAACCATCAGCATTAAAGATAATCCAAAAAGCCAACAACCCGTTAACAATGGTTGTTGGCTTTTCAATACTTATGAAACATTCATGGCCAGTTACTTAAATGTTCAGATACCTTCCCCAAGATGATCGTCCTATCTTATAGCACTGATCTTTTTACCTGTTTGACATAGAAGAAGCGAACAATCAAGAAGTAAATGATTTGAATCAATGCAAAACTACCTAATACAATCGATGATTCTACTATTAAATTGAAATCAAACAAACGTGATAAAGCAGTGAGTGCAACAGCACCGTGAATCAATGCGACAACAATCGGTAAGAAGAATAGTAGAGCAACCTGACGGCTTACGACTTTCTTTAGCTCAGATTGTGTCAATCCGATTTTTGCAATAGAACGGAACTTACGCTTTTCTTCATCTAAATCCGTAAACAATCGGAAATAAAGAAAGCTTCCTGCTGAAACAAAAAACACAATTCCAATAAATAAACCAATGAATAAAATCGGTCCAAATGCTTTATTGATTTCATAAATCGTATAGTCGATCGATGTCACTTTAAACTCTAATTGTTCGGCTAGCTTTCTTCCTGCCTCAACGGTTTGGTTATGTCCTGCACCGATGGCTTCCCATGCGATACTCAGCTGAGTTCTTGTCGGCGCTCCAAGCAACTCATAAACCTTATCATTCACTACATAATAGCCTTCAATTTCTGATAGTACTTCTGACTCGATCACATCACCAGGTTGAATGACTTGACCGTTATCTAGCTGAATAGTAGATTCTTTCAACTTCTCACTTGCTTTTGTACCCATCATTAACATGGCATCACTCTGTTCTACTACAATTGCCTCATTTTCCTCTGGATGCAGTTCTTCTTCCTCAATTAATGCTGCGAAACGATTATAATCTGAAGCTCTAGCTATTAACACACCATTAGATCGTAAAGGTTCATCACCATATCGTATTGGTGTATCAAAATAGTTTAACTCTAGTTGCTCCATTTTTGCCTCAATTTGTTCTTCCTGAAAAATAGCATTAATTTTACTGATGTCATTTGCAATCACTTCTTCAGTGTCATCGCTCCATGGCTTATACATGAAGGTATATGGATTAACCGCCTTAATTTCTTTGGTAAGATAAGATTGAAGTCCATATAATGTCCCAATTGCACTAAAAGCAACTGTAGAGATGATCGCTACCATAAAAAATGTTCTAGCATTATCCTTCATACGAAAGGATAGATCAGAAAATAGCAGCATGTTGGTTTTTCGCCAGAAAACAGATTGATTATTTTTCAGCTTGCGTATGAAATACACACTTAATTGAGTGAATAAAAGATACGTTCCTAGCGTGACAACGAGAATAACTGGAATCATCACATAAATAACATAAATACCTTTAACGTATAGAGCAATACCATACCCAGCTATAAGGAGGAACGCAGCAAAAACAGATAGGATTACCGAAGCTTTCGGTTCGCCTTTCGATTGTTTGTCTCCCTTAATTAAATCAATCAGCTTCTTCGTACGAAGAATAAACGAAACAAACACAGATATACAGAAAAACAATATGATAAAGCTAATAAACGTAAGCACAATCGCCATTGTTGGAAAATAAAAATTAAGCGACTCACTGATGATGAGTACGTTTTCGGCAATTAAGAGAATACCTTTGGCAAATATTAGACCAGCTAAAATTCCACTTATTGTAGCAAAAAAGCCAATTAAGACATTCTCCAAAAAAACTAAGAGTCGAATTTGTCCATTGGATGCTCCTAGCATCATTAACAAACCAAACTCTTTCTTTCTTGACTGTAAGAACGAACTCATCGAATATAAGATGAAAAAGAAAGAAAAGACATAAATGATCCCACCAGCAACAGTCATACCAAATAGTACATTGTTATTAATCGATTCACTTGAGAATGATGGATGAAAGGCAAAGATGGCAAAGGTGAAGAATACCATCACCGTGAACATGCTACTTAGGAAATAAGCAATATACAGTCGTTTGTTGCGCAGGACATTATTAAACGCGAACTGACGAAAAGTCATTGCCGTCGCCTCCCATCAACGAAAGCATATCAATAATTTTCTGGAAAAAGGCTTGTCTATTTTCTCCACGGTAGATTTCGGAATGAAGTCTACCATCACGGATAAAAATAACGCGATCTGAATAGCTTGCTGCTTGTGGGTCATGCGTCACCATTAACAGACTTGTTTTTTCCTTCTGATTAATCGACACGAGCATTTCCATGACATCTTTTGAAGCTTTCGAATCGAGGTTTCCAGTTGGCTCATCAGCTAACAATAGCTTAGGTTCATGGATCATCGCCCTAGCAATTGCAACCCGCTGCGCTTGTCCTCCAGATATCTCGTAGGTCCGTTTACTCATAATTTGGGTAATACCAAGACTCTCAGCTATGTGATGCGCTTTTCTCTTCATTTCTTTCACACGGGTACCTTCTAATGTAAGAGGTAGGACGATATTTTCTTCAACAGTTAAAGTGTGCAGTAAGTTGAAATCTTGAAAAATAAAGCCTAATTCATTTCGACGAAATTTAGCTAAAGCATTTTTCTTTAGCCGATGAGGATTCTTCCCTTCAATTTCGACTTGTCCAGTCGTCGGTATATCATTCGTTGAAATTATATTTAATAATGTGGTTTTCCCACTTCCAGATGGACCCATGATTGCTACAAACTCACCTTTGTCAACTTCTAAATCGATCTCGGTAAGGGCACGGTGAGCTACTTTACCTTCGTAAACCTTACTTACTTTTGAAATTTTAAGCATAATTATTCTCCTCTCAGGCGCTTCTAACCAAAGTATAGCCTAAGTAACTAAATTTTAACTATCGATTATGCTTTCAGAAACCTTACAATCATGTAAGATTTCTATAACTCAAACAATCGCACATAAAACCAGTAGACACCATGGTATTAGTATTTGTTGATTATTGTATATATTACTGCAATGAAAGTAAAGGAAAGATACTGAACTGATTTGGGGCTTTTTGCGGGACTAAGAACATTTGAGGGTAGACGCTTTTTAAAAGAACTATAGCCCCGAATCAACGGGGCTGTCCTTTTTAAAAATTAAAAATCGATAAACTGTTCAGGGTTGATACCTCCTCTAGATGACCACTCGCCTCTATGAATCTCAAAATGCAGATGTTGGCCACTAGAATTACCGGTATTACCCATATAACCTAATAATTGACCTTGTTTAACTGTTTGTCCGACAGCCACATTAGGTGTATTCCTCATATGTGCATATACTGTAGTAAACGTACTTCCTTTTATATTATGTCGGACGTAAACTACAAAACCATAGCTATCTGACCAACCTGATCGTGTCACAACACCATCTGCAGCAGAAATAATTCTTACTGTTCCACTCTGAGCTAAATCAATTCCATAATGAAATCCACTACTTCTTTGTCCATACCTAGATGTTATACGATATTTATTGCTATCTAAAGGAACAATAAAAGATTGAGTATTAGGAATAGTTCCATCATAATACGTCCATAGGTTCCCGAATTTTGAGGTTTCAAACTGATACCAATTACCGTGTTTAGCTATTACATTAATTGTTTGAGAAGAAAAACTAGAGACTCTTGGAGATGAGGAAGAAGGACTTTCATGTCCATCGAAACGATATGGAATACTAAGTGTTTCTAAATCAGGGTTATAGTAAACCCATTTATTCCCATATTTACTAGTTACAATCTCATGCCAATACTTCCCTTGTTTGCTCACTATTCGAACACGTTGACCAGAAAATTGAGCAACTTCATTTGAACTAAAAGATGGGGAATCATATGCACTAAAACGATGGGGAATAGTTAATCGCCCATCATAAACCCAAATATTACCATTATTTGCTGTTTCAAATTGGTACCAATTTTTATCTTGGGCAATCACCTTTACTGTCTGAGGACTAAAGCTCGAAACACGTTCTGACTGAAAACTCGGTTGTTTATATCCGTTAAAACGATAATCAAAAGACTTTGTATCTACTAAATTTGGATTATAGTAGACCCATTTTTGCCCATATCTACTTGTTTCAATAAGGTGCCAATAATCCCCCTGTTTTCTTACAACAGTTACCGTTTGGGCTGCAAACGTTGCAACTTCTGTTGATGTAAAGCTTGGACTCTCGTAAGCAGAGAATCTATGAGGAATTGATAACCTTGTGTCTGCATTCACATCTTTGGGTAAGGCAACAATAATCATTAATACAATAAATAATAGACCTAGCAATTTTTTCGGCATCTTCAAA